ACACCAGAAGAAACAGGAGAGGAAGCAGGACCAGTATTAGAAGATGCTACAGATAAAATACTAGGTAAATTTCCTACAGTAAAAGCTGCACTAATAAAATTACAAACAGATGACTTTAGAGAGTTTGTAGATAGTATAGATTGGATATCACCTAGACCTACATCATTTAGAGTTAATTTAAAAAACGGACAAGACTATATTTTAAAGTGGACAGGTAAAACCTTTGAAGCTCAGATTATGGGTAAAAGATATTTACTTTCTAATATTGCAGAATACCAACAAGCTTTAGATAAACTTGCATTACTATATAAAGAAGCACCTATGAAAGGAGCAGGAGAAGAACCAGCAGATGGTTCAGACATAGGAGATGCAGATACAGGAGGTGGAGACTTTCCTGGCGGAGACGGTGGCGGAGGAACAGGAGGAGCAGATGACTTAGGAGATGCACCAGAAGCAGAACCAGCTGACTTAACCGATGAACCTGTAGACTTTGAAGCAGGAGAAGAACCAGAAGCATAATAATAATAATAATATGAAAAATACATTTGACCTTAAAAAATTCTTAATCGAAAATAGAAACCCAGTTAACGAAATAGATCCTGATCTTTTAAAAAGAATGCAAAACACACCTGCACCTAAAGATGCAGCTGATAGGCTATCAAATAGAAAAAAAGAATATGATTCAAAACGTGCTGGTATATTAAAAGTCAGTATGGGACCTAACGCTAAACAAGAGCAAAAAGTGATTGATATTGCCAGAGATGCAATCGCACTTATGGACGAACAACCAGGAACTAGTGCAGAAGATGCTTTAAAATCTATATTAGAAGTATAACTAGAGTATAATAATATGAATATTACTGATAAACTCTATACTGAATGGGCCTGGAGAACAGACTCAGGTGTACCGGATATAAATAATCCGAAAGATAAAGTTATATTAGATAGTATTATAAATGAACTTAATAATACAGATGGTCAAGTTTCAAAAGAAGAAATTATTAAGACTATTAAACAAGGAAATTTTACTCCAGAGCAGTTAAAATCTATACTAAATGGTATATCAGCCGTATCCTACAAAGACGATGTACTCACATACCTCAGTAATCAAGGTAAAGCAGTAGACGGTATAAAGAATAATATCTACAACGAATTAATATCCAACGGGGATATCCAAAATTTTCATAGCATGTTAAATGATCTTCCACCTTATTCTAGTATAGGAAGATCTGGAAATTTATTTACTCCTTTTAAAGGTAAAATATCACCTGAAACGCTTAGGTACTTAATGGACCAAAAGCCTTCTAGTAATAATATAGCAACGGGAAAAGGTGAAATTTATCTATCAACACTAATAAGAGATGTATCTTCTGATTCTCCTGAAGGAGATGTAAGTGCTGGTGGACAAGGAATAGAGGTAAAAAATAAAGGTGCAAAACCAGCTGGGCAGAAATTAGAGTTTGGAGTAAATGCAGATAAAGCTCTACTAAAGTACATAGTTGATAGAGTAAATCAATTTTTACCAGAACCTTTTCAAGCACCAGCTAAATGGGGTAAAAGACCGTTTCATAGAATTTCAATAATAATATCACAAGCTCTGGAACAAGATGAAAATGCTACAGATAAAATATTGCAAATCGCTGATGAAGCTACTACACGAATTTTTACAGGTATAGATTTAAATGATTTAAACTTAACAAATTTTAAAAAAGCAAACAATTTTGATGCAGATTCATATGAAAGGGAATTTATAAAACGAGTTGTAAGAGCCTACGTTAGAGATGAAGCTTTTAAAGAAATTTTATTCCTAGATGACTCTTCAGGTAGTTTTATAATCATACCAGCAGATAAATTAGAAAGTTTAGTAGGTACTAAGATTGATGCAGCAATGAAAGATGGATTACCAAGGTGGTCCTATAATTTTTAAGGTTATGTCAAAAGATATAAAAAAAATAATAGCACAAGAGTATATCAAGTGTGCTAAAGATCCGGCGTACTTTATGAGAAGGTACTGTCATATACAGCACCCTACTAGGGGTAGGATCTTATTCAATTTATACCCATTCCAGGATAAAATTCTTAATTTATTTAAAGACGAACAGTACATCATTACTCTTAAGTCCAGACAGTTAGGTATCTCAACCCTAGCTTCAGCTTACAGTCTATGGTTAATGTTATTCCATAAAGATAAAAACGTATTAGCATTAGCAACCACTCAAGCAACTGCTAGAAACCTAGTAACTAAGGTAATATTCATGTATGATGAATTACCAAAATGGTTAAAGTTACCCTCAGTTGAAAAGAATAAATTATCTTTAAGACTTAAAAATGGTTCAAAGATACAGGCTAAATCATCTTCACCAGATGCTGCAAGATCAGAAGCAGTATCACTATTGCTAATGGATGAGGCTGCCTTTATTGAGAATGTAGATGAAACATTCACAGCAGCACAACAAACGTTAGCTACCGGTGGACAGTGTATGGCACTATCAACCCCTAATGGTGTTGGTAACTGGTTTCACCAAACATGGGAAAAAGCAGAAACTAGAGAAAATTCATTTTTACCAATAAGATTACCTTGGACAGTTCACCCTGAAAGAAACCAGGCATGGAGAGATCAACAAGATGCAGACCTTGGTCCTAGAATGGCAGGACAGGAATGTGATTGTGATTTCTTAGCCTCTGGTGATACAGTATTTGAACCAGATGATATGTTATTTATTGAAGAAACATATATCAAAGATCCTTTAGAGAGAAGAGGAGTAGATGGTAATTTATGGGTTTGGGAAGGAGTTGATTATAGCAAATCATATATGGTTGTAGCCGATGTAGCAAGAGGTGATTCAACCGATTATTCTGCATTTCATGTATTTGATATAGAACAGTGTGTACAGGTAGCAGAATATAAAGGTAAGATATCTCCTAAAGAGTTCGGTAATGTACTGGTAGGAATAGCATCAGAATACAATGACGCACTACTTGTATGTGAAAATGCAAATATTGGTTGGGCTACCATAGAACAGCTAATAGAAAGGGAGTATAAGAACATATACTATAGCTCTACAGCTCAAATGGAATCAGTTGAATCATATATGCATAAGTATGAAAGAGATAAACTTGTTCCTGGATTTACAATGTCATCTAGAACTAGACCTTTAGTTATAGCTAAGATGATAGAGTATATAAGAGATAAATCAGTTACTATTCAATCTAAAAGGTTGATAGGAGAAATGAGAGTGTTTATATGGAAAAACGGTAAAGCACAAGCACAAGATAGATATAACGATGATTTAGTTATTTCTTGTGCAACAGCACTATATGTTAGAGATACAGCACTTAGATTAAGACAACAAGGTATGGATTTGGCTAGAGCACAACTATCATCATTTAGTAATTTAAACGCTCAAAACAAAGCTGTCATGACAAATGTTGGAAATCAGAGAGAAAATCCGTATCTTTATAAGACAGCCCGTGGTGAAGAAGATCTCCGTTGGCTCTTAAAGTAATACTATTTATATATATAAAATCAATTAAATGGCAGATAAATCCTTATTTGGTAGACTAAGAAGACTCTTTTCCAACGATGTAATAGTTAGGAACGTAGGAGGAGACGAACTTAAAATAGCTGATGTTAATCAGATACAATCTACAGGTAGATATCAAACTAACTCACTAGTAGATAGGTTTAGTAGACTATACATCTATAATAATAGAAATATATTCAACCCAAATCTTAATTACCAGACATTAAGAATACAACTTTATTCTGATTACGAGGCAATGGATACCGATCCTATTATAGCTTCAGCATTAGATATTATAGCCGACGAAGCTACTATAAAAAATGATCAAAATGAAATATTAGGTATTAAATCATCTGATGAGAATATTCAAAGAGTACTTTACAATTTATTTTATGACGTATTAAATATAGAGTTTAACTTATGGTCATGGACTAGAAATATGTGTAAGTATGGAGACTTCTTTTTAAAGCTAGAAATAGCTGAGAAGTTCGGAGTATATAACGTACTACCTTATACGGTTTACCATATGATAAGAGAAGAAGGCACGGACCCTGAAAATCCTGCAGCAGTAAACTTTAGATTAGACCCTGACGGTTTAGCATCATCACAACACCCAAATTACTTACCTAAAAGGAGAGATGAGTCTAAAATAGTAGAGTTTGATAATTATGAAATAGCTCACTTTAGATTAATATCTGATACAAATTACTTACCTTACGGTAGATCTTATTTAGAACCAGCTAGAAAGATATTCAAGCAAGTTACATTAATGGAAGATGCGATGTTAATTCACCGTATAATGAGAGCACCTGAGAAGAGAATGTTCTATATAAATGTAGGTAACGTTCCACCTGCAGAAGTAGAGCAGTTTATGCAAAAGACTATTAATGGTATGAAAAAGACTCCTTATATAGGAGAAGATGGACAGTATAATTTACGTTTCAATATGCAGAATATGATGGAGGACTTCTACATGCCTGTAAGAGGAGGAGATACTTCTACTAGAATTGAAACTACAAAAGGATTAGAATACGATGGAACAAAAGATGTAGAGTACTTACAAGCTAAGATGTTTGCAGCTCTTAAAATACCAAAAGCATATTTTGGATTTGAAGGAGATCTACAAGGTAAAGCTACTTTAGCGGCAGAAGATATAAGATTTGCAAGAACAGTAGAACGTATTCAAAAGATAATGGAATCAGAGTTAACCAAAATAGCTCTAGTACATTTATACACGCAAGGATTTACAGGAGAAAGTTTAACTAACTTTGAACTTAAGTTAACTACTCCTTCTATAATCTTTGAACAAGAGAAAGTAGCTCTTCTAAAAGAAAAGGTAGATTTAGCTAATCAAATGAAAGATACTAAATTATTCTCTACTGATTATATTTACGAAAACATATTTGATCTATCAGAAGATGCTTATATGGAAATGAGAGAGCTCGTAAAAGAAGACAGTAAGAGACTCTTTAGAATAGCTCAAATAGAAGCAGAAGGTAACGATCCAGCTAAGTCTGGAGTAACATACGGTACCCCTCATGATCTAGCTTCTATGTACGGTAGAAGGTCAACTAATACTCCAAAAGGAGGAGGACCTGATGAATTACCGACAGGATATTCTGAAGTAGAACCTGAAAAAGACCAAGAATGGGGACAACCAGGACCAGAAGGAGGCAGACCAAGAGAGAAAGCTTCCATATACGGCACAAACGATGCATTAGGAGGACGTGATCCTCTAGGGGTCCACGGTATGCAAGGAGGCTATCCATCCGACAATGAAAACGTAATGGAAAACTTAACAGCACAGTCCGTATACCATAAAAACAAAGAGGCATTAAAGAATATTGTATTTAAAAAAGAAACTAAAACTGAGGCGGATCTTCTTAATGAAGATAACATCAAAGATTTAGGAAATTAATACATATTTATATATAGTAAACGTGTATAATGAAGATAAAACATTCAAAATTCCGTAATACAGGACTAATATTTGAATTGTTAGTAAAACAAATTGCATCAGATACTCTTAATAATAAGGATTCTGTAGCTGTTTCTATTATAAAGGAACATTTTGCTAATAAGTCAACTCTTGCAAAAGAGTACAAACTATATGAATTTATAGTGCGTAATAGAAATGTATCACAATCTAAGGCTGAGGCTATTGTATCTACTATTACTGAAGTATCAAGAAAATTAGATCAAAAAGTACTCAAAAAACAGAAATATAATTTAATTTCTGATATAAAAGAAAATTATGATATCAATGAATTTTTTGGTATCCAAGTCAGAGACTATAAGGCATTAGCTGCACTATACTGTCTACTTGAAGGACAGAGTGCTGAGACTTTAATAGACCCTCAGTTACTTGTAGATAATAAGACTACTATATTAGAACATTTAACTTCACAGCCTCAAGTAGAGGAAGACGTGAAAGATACACTGG